TGAGTGCAGCCGACGGTATGTCGACTGTTAAGATCCTGAAAGCCCCCTGGCGTTTCTTTAAGCGCTCCCGCGTTGTGCGGGCGCTGCTTAAGAGCCCAGCCGACCCAAGCGGTTACTTGGGACCTACCAACCTCACCCATTCCCATGTCCCACCGACGCAATGTCATGCTTTTGAATGCGAGTGTGACGACCTGACCCAGCCCTGTTCAGAACCGGTCGCTAAGACGCCTGAGGCACTTCAGACCTGCTTGTTGTTGGACATCCACCGCGGTGTGATTTCTGCCGGGCCCCCCCTGTGGAAACCCACTCGGCTGCTTCTGCAAGTCTCCCGGCGGCCGCGAGGCCTGTTCCCACATTTGGCTCCATTGGTACCTAAAGGGTGCCCCGATCGGGGCAACCCTCCCCTTTGACATGTTCTCAGGCTCCCCACAACAGCATGCCCTGCTCAATCGCCACATAGCCGACTACTACCGTTGCCGCAACAGAGCCCAGGAGACGACGCCATACAATATCCCCAACTCGCAGCGTCACTTACTGCAGCCACTTGGGATGGAACAACCATTGGCGGATGCTCCAGAGACTCCACATGCACTCCACAAGTCAATCGAAGAGTTCCAGCTGCGCCGCCTTGGCAGGTTGTATCTCCAGGAGCACAATTACGGGCTCATTTCGGTCAAGGACTCAAAGCTTTCGTTACTTCCTACCGCCGGTTCAGTGCAAAATCCTGTGTTCGAAGCAAAGGATGTGACCCGTTACCCCGGAACCGCTATTAAGCATGCGCACTTTAGAGACTTTCCAGTTCATTTGTTACATGATGTCTCGTCCGAGGTCACACCACACGAGCTTGTCGAGAAGCTGGTCGTGGACAACCCTGAGGGACACCTACTGGTCACCGGAATGAATCCACATGAGGTGTTAGACGGTGTTGGCTCATTCGAACCTTCCAGTCACCATATTGAGTACGACCTGGGCCAATTTACTTACGTCTTCACCGGCAGTGAGGAGGAGGCGTACAGCACACCCATCAGCGTCACTAAGGCGTGGCTACGCACATCATCAGTCTGCGCTTCAAACGGAAAAGTGTACCACGTTACGCTAATTGACAACAAGCTCGGACACTGTGCGTGGCACATCTATTGTGGCCAGTCACAGGATCAGGGTACCAGAACCTTTTCCACCGGGTCCTACGTGAGGATACCAGCTTCAGTATCTGGCACGTGGGCAGACCAGTACCTACCCGTTGGCCTGGTCACCGGCATCCTGAGCTTCCGCGAGCGAACTCCCGACTACTCAACACGGAACTTGTCCGCCAAAGTGGCTCAGTTGTCAACTGGCATGAACCCCAAGACCACCGCCCGAGAACGGTGGGTGGCAACCAACATCGCCGCTAGAATGTCAGTGAACAAGACCTGGGACCATTATTTGTCCACTTGGTTTTGGGATTTCTGCTACTTTCTTTCCCTCCAGTGGCACATGCTTGCACCTCTGCCTGACATTTACACTTTCATTGACGAACGAAAGCGCACCCGTATTATTCATCCAACTCCAGGGGGGGGATGGTCTCCCCAATGCAAGCCAGTGACATATCGGGCTTCCATCCCGAACAATCCGACTCCACTTCAGAGGTTCTCCGCTTTCACATCCG